TAAGTTTAGTAGTTTACGATCGCCCCGTAGAGCGACCGCATCTACAGTTAGATTAATTTAATCTTTTTTCAATATTGGAGTAAATCTCCATACCTTCATCAGTTTTAAACCAAGCGGCTAAAGCTGAGTAAGGGTGTTCATCAAAAGGAACGTTCATTAGTTTTCTATCGTTAGATCCCCATGAAAAAGTTCTTTGATCTGAAGATAATTTTAATATCCCCATTTCAGTTGCTTTAATACCAAAGTTTCTAAGCACAACGTTTTCGTCGTTTACCAACTCTAAGAACAACTCAGGGTTTCTTTTAGCATATAATAGCAAATCTCTTTTAAGCTCCTTAGAACTCATCTCTGCTACTCTAGAACCTAGCTCTACTCGCATAACAGCTTCTGCTAGATCTATGTCTAAGTTTTTTGCCGCATTTAAAGCTTCTATTTCCATTTCTAACCAAGCTATTTCGCTTGTAGCGTTTTGAACTGGCTTATCTTCATAAAACATAACATCAACATCTGGATGGTATAAAGAAAGAAACTTTTGTAATCCAGTTTTTTGTTTTGGAACAAATAAGCTTCCTGATCTAAAGATGATGTGAGATAATCTTTGATCACCTTTCATCTCATCCACGAATGGTGTTGTTTGGTTTTCGCAATATTTTATTTCTCTTGAGTATTGCAATTTTTCATCAAAATGATATAAGTTAGCAGATCTAATCATTCTTGATACAGGTTTTTTATTACCTTTTAAATAGTACATTCTATCTTTTAGTTCCCAAGTATCTTTTTTTGGTTTTGGAGTTTCCTCAACCGGTTTTTTGATTTTTGGTTCTGCAACTACAGTATCTTCAAAAAATTCTGTAACTACTTCTTCCATTGTTTCGATTTGAGGTTCTACCTCAACTTTCTTTGTGTTAGCTTTTTTAGCCATAATATAATATAATATAAATTAATAAAAAGAAAAGGGACTGGGAAATTAATCCCAGTCTCTTTAATATAAATAATGCTTATTTCATTAACATGAAATTGTTAGCACCTTGAGTAATCAAACATCTTTCAGATAAGAAATGCATTTGCATTGCATCTAAAGAAGATGTAGCAGCTCCAACAGAACCAGTAACCCAAGTTTTCATTCTTCTGTCATCAGTTTGTGAAGCTCTATAACGAACGTGTAAGAAAGGACGTTTCATGTTCTTTCCTAATTGTTGGTCATAAACTGAAGATACACCAGCAGGAACAATAACTCCTCTAATAGCAGCAGATCCAGCCGTAGCGTTAATACCACCTCTAGTACCTTTGTCGTTTAAATACTTCATGTCAGACTTGTAAAAGTCATAAGAACCTCTTCTAAAACCAGAGAAACCTAAGTTTAAAGCCATATCTTCTGAGTTGTCAAATACTCCGTAAGAAGTACCACCAGCTCCATAAGAGTTCATAGAAGCTAACATGTCATCCATTGCTAACGAAGTAGCTCTGTTTACAAACATCATGTTTTCTTCAATAGCACCTTGAGAGTCAAACTCAGCTAAGATAGCATCAAATTCAGCTAAATCAGTTGCAGCATTAATACCAGTAACACCTGAAGTTAAATTACCTCTATCTTCAATAGCAGCAAATAAACCTTCAGTACCAACACCAGCGTCAGACGTAGCACCTAAACTAGTATCAACAACCGTTGAGTTAGATCCTCTAACACTTTCAAGCATTGACATNTCTAAGTAATCAGTAAATCTAGCTCTTGTATCAGAAGCAGCTTTTAAGTACCATAAGTAACCACCTTGTCCTTCTTCACTAGAAACTTCAACCCATCCTACTCTAGAAGCATCAGATCCTGATACTTCGTAGTAATCTTTCATAATAATTGGTTTATTAGAAAAAGATTTGAAAGTTGGCTCATTAGCCGTGTGAGAAGTAGATGCAGAAAAGTTACCATCATTATAAGCTACGCCTTTTTTGTGCTCAGAACCAATAACTAATAAGTTAGAAGCTCCAGCTCCAGTTGCGTGACCAGCTAAAGTAGCTTTGTCATAAGGTTCAACTTGTATAACCGCCGTGTCAGCGTCAACAACTAAACATTGCGTAACGATACCTGCACTTGAAATAAGTACAATATCATTTGTTCTAACACCGTGATCAGCTACAGTAAATCCTGTTGTGTTTCCATCAACGTCACCTGTTACTGTAAAAGTACCATTTGTAGAACCAGCTACAATTACTGTACCTATAACTGCAATATGTAATCTTGACTGCTCAGACCATACCACCTCATCAGATGTCATTGCTTCTTCAGCTCCTACTTGAGCAAGAAATCCTGAAATTGTTCTGTTTCCGAACACCTCAGCTTCTTGCGCCATAAGATCTGGTAAATATTGTTGGGCCCAATCGTTGTTCCCTGCCGTAAAATCTAGATAATTTGAAGATAGTGCCTGCTTTTGTGGTGTAGGTACACTATTTAAATTACCTCCTGCTGTAATTGCCATAATTTTGTTTTTTTAATTATTTTTTAAATTTATTGTTTTTAATCTTAAACTTAAAATCAGAAGAATCATTACCTAACACTTTGTACGTTGTACCGCCTACTTCAATTTTCCCATGACTTTGTCTTGGGTTCATGTCAACGTTTTTAGCTTTAGCAATACTATTTTTCATAGCATCTGCTTTTCCTTGTTCGTAAAAGTGACTAGCAACAGCATCAGCGTTCATAGCTGTATACAGAGATTTGTGGTAACCTTTAGCATCTGACATTTCATTATTTTTATTCAAGAACTTCTTGACAAAATTGTTGATGTCGCTTTGGTTATTTTTAACCTCTCCAGCGTTATTGACATTAAATCTATATTTTTTATCTCCGACGTTGTATTCAAAACCTTTGAATTTATCGTTAAAAACTTGTTCAGTTTTATTTAAAAAAGTAGATTTTTGTGCTTCTGCTATTTTTTGAGTCTCTCCTGACTCCTTGTTATATCTATCAAAGAAGTTAACTGCTTTCTGTTGCTCAGGTGTGAGCTTCGATCCAGCTTTAATCTCTTCATAGTATGTAGACTTTTGCCCGTCTAAGTGGCTTTTAGCGCTGGCAACTTGCTCTTTAAGCGCTAATTTTTTTCTACGTATATCTCTATCTTCGTCAACATCTTCGTCGAATGAGAATGTATCTTCCATAAGGAAGTTAATTTCTTCTGCGTTTAAATGAGGTTTTGTTTGCTTGTAGTATTCATATAGTAAATCTTGATCATCTAACTTGCTATAATCCTGATTAAGCTTAACATAGTCACTTAAATCTCCACCAGTCTCATCCATAAAGTCCATTAACTTTTGGATATTTTCTGGTAACGCTTTTCCGGTAGCTTGAGCTTCTGCTATAGCCTCTTCAACTTGCTCTTCAACTTCTTCAACTTCTTCTTCAGTAATTTCTTCTAATACTGGAGTTTCTTGTGTTTCAGCTTCCGGTTGTACTTCTTCTTGTTCTTGTGAGGGCTCGGCATCTTCAATGCTTGCAACCACTCCGCTGTCGTCAGCGTCACTTTCTTTAACTTCATCTTCTTTTGGTGTTGGGGGTTTACTTAAATCTACTTTCATAACACTATCGTCGCTAGCAGATTTAAATTTACTTTTATCAACTTTCACCACGTTTTCATCACCCGGATCTGCTTGATTTACTTCTTGCGTAATCTCTTCGACTACTTTTTCATTTTCTTCTTCCATAATATAATATAATAATAATTAATAGTTTTAACTAGGATCGAATTTCCCTAAATTAAAGTCACCACCTAGTATATCATTACCTGATGACTCAAAGTTTTTAGGTGGTTTGTTGTTTTGTTTTTGGTCTATAAGCTCACTTTGTTGAGATGCTTGCATTTTTGATCTATTATCTTTGCGGTCTTCTTTTACCGTATCCTTCATGTCAATTTGCTTCATATTCATTTGTTGAAGCTGTTGATTAATTTCAAACTCAAATTGCATTAACTTCATTTTATGCTGAACTTCTAACTCCATTTGTTTAGATTTTAACTCAGCTTTAATTTGCTCTAACTGAGCTTGACTTTGAGATATAGCTTGGTTTTTTTGCACCTCGTTTTGAGCAGCTGCTTGTTGAGCTTGTGTGTTAGCTTGAGCTTGTACTTGTATATTTTCTTGTTGCATTCTTTGGTCTCGCTCTAACTTCTTTTTTCTTCTAATTTTTAATACTTGGTTAGCAAGCTTAACATTTCTTATTTCTCTAACATCAATAGCATCTTCTAAGTCTATGATTTTTTGCTGAAGAGCCATTTGTATATTGTTTTCAAGTAATGCTTTTTCTTCTTCATCTGGTAATAACTCTAAGAATATACCAAAATCATATAAGTGTAACTCTGACATTTCACTTAGCGTAGCTAAATTGTGTCCACCAATAGCTTGCATGAAAGCATCTTTAGAAGGAGAGTATTCTAGTATATCAGATATTCTAAGAGATAAACACTCGCAAGTTTCAGCTGTTAAAAACAAACCAGCTTGAAGCATATGTCTAGTTGCTGTATTTGAATTTGCTGCCGCTAATTTTTGCACTCCAACTAAAGCGTTTTTATCCGGCATACTACCATCTCTAGCTTCGTTTAAACCAGTAACATCTCTTATCATTTGTAAGTAGTAATTATAATTACCAATAAGAGCTTGCATTTTATTACCACCAGATCCTGATTGTATTTCTTGAATCGGAACTTTACCAGGGTTTTGATCGCCTTCAGAATTTAATGATCTACCAATAACGGATCCTGTTTGGAAGAACATGTTTAAAGCTTCTTGTGGACTGTAATTCGTTCCGTTGCCTAGATCAATTTCAGCTAAACCGTCAGCATCAAGGTAAACTCCATCTGGAACCATTCTAGACATTACTTGCTGTAACTTTAAATGTGTTAGCTGAATCATGTCAGCAAAGCCAGTTATTTTTTTAACAAGTGAATCTATCTTGCCATTATACATTCTAGGTGCAACTATAGAATAATTCATTTTAACCTTAGTGTAATCGCTTTTAGGTCTCATCATGTTTTTTGACATTTCCCACTTAAGCATTTTATCTGTACCAAGTATAATAGCACCTTCATATAAGCACTCTATAGATCTTAGCATCCTGCTAAAACCACCTTCCATATTTTCAGGTGGGTTGAACGAATCATCTTTAGGTATAATTTTATCAGCACCAGTTCCAGTTTCTTTAACCTTGTAAACCTCATTCATATAGGTCTTGTAGTTAAAGTATAAAACTTGAACAGTGTTATTATCCTCTTTATCGTAAGTATGTGTTGAGTTGTAGTTAGATCTATTGTAAGATTTGTTTTTCATTATATCTTCAAGATCTTCTTCTGATAGATGTGGAAATTGTTTTGCTAGCTCGTTTACAGGTATAGTTTTTGCTTCGCCTACGTAATATATATCATCAAAATAAGGTGAGTCTGTGTGAGAATAAACTAAGTTAGCTGGATCAACATAATCAATAGTAACACCTTCTGATGTATTGAATCCAGTTTTAGTGGCTCCAATACCTAAAACAGTTAGATCGTAGTAAAACCTTTTCTTTATTAACTCAAATTTATTACCGTCCAACAAAGTGTTTATAGCTTGTTCCTCGGCTATCTCTACAGATTGCTTATAAGAAAGCTGCATGTGTAATGCTAGTTCCTCTTCAGAATCTGGTAACTTTTCTTCCTCGTGCTCTGATATTTGTATTCCAAAAGCATCTTCTGTAAAAGCGTTTAAATCTTTAGTACGCATATCAGCTAACATAGAATCCATGTAAGCAGTTCTTTTGCTTACGCCATAAGGATCTTGAGAGTACGCTTTTATATCATACATTCTTTCAGACATACCATTAACAACAATATCAACAAACTTTGAAATTATAGGTACTGGTTTCCAGTCTAAATTTAAATAAGATAAATCACCGTTTATAGATAACTCATCCTTATATTTTTGAATAGACTGTTCGCCTCGAGCGTACAATCTTAAATTATGAAAGTTATTACTATTAGATGTATATCTACCATGGTTTCTATCGTTGTTAAACCACTCTTGCTCTATAGCTTTGCCAACTTTTAAGCCATACTCGTGACTTAGCTTTTCAGCATCACTTACGGTTTGACTTGGAAAATAACTTTTAATGCCAGACTCTGCCATATTTATTACTTGATTATTCGTGAATTACTCCCAGTGTTTGTGTATCTGGAAACTGTTATATTTAGTTTTGGTTTTTTAACCTTTGCGTTTGGCGCGTATAAATGCCTGTTGTTAGCCATTATAGCTAAACCAGAACTTATAGACGCATCGTGCTTTGTTCTTTTGTTTATGTCAAACTTTGACCAATCATTTAATAGCTCGTTAAAATAACAATCACCTAACGTTCCATCTTGTTTTACACCTACATGGTCTTGAATATACATTTCAATAGCAGCAGCATGTGCTTGTTTTATATCTTCACTTGAATTAGGTATACCACCTACTTCTTTTTCTGCTACAGATAATTTGTTCCATATTTTATCAGGTCTATTCATACTAAACCCTCTATATCCTCTTCTTCTTAGGTAATACAGAAGACGCGGTTTATTGTTCTCTGCTAATATAGGCATTCCGTAAAATACTAAAGCCATTAGAACATCTTCAAAGAACATCTCAGCGGTTGGTGGTCTTGATAAATATTCTAAAAAGAAACTGTTTGCTGGAGCGTCTTCCATTGAAAATCTAGTTAAACCATGTAAAGCTCCTTTAGATCCAACTCCATCTACTGTTCCTGATATATCGTATGAATCACAACCAAAAGCCCCCATGTGTTCATTACCAGGATACTTAATGCCATTTTTAAGTATAACTCTGTTTTGTAGTTGTTGTGGAGGAACCCAACTTACTTTAAACCTACCCTTAGGGTCTGGATAAAATATAACTTGAGAATCTTTAACACCGTTAACCCATTGAAAATTACCTTGAGTAACGCCTAGTGTTCTTGACATTTCTTCATTGTAATCTATCTGTTCATATATTTTAACTAAATTAAATATACTGTTTTTTGTTTCATCTCTAAAAGCGTGCTCTGTCGTTCTTGGAAACTGACGGTAAAATTCATTTAAACCATCTTGATCATCTTTTAAGCCATCAACTTCATTTTGCCAATTATCTATTACACCTACATCTATTAATTCACCATCTGGCGCGAATCTGTCGATATCAGGGCTAGTAAAAACTGGAACTCCGTACTCATCAATAAATCCTTCATAGTTCCATTCCATTGGGATAAAAAGAGAGTATAGTCCAGACTTTGTCTGACCGTTTCTATTTCGCTTTGTGACATCTGATGAGTTGTATAATTTTTTAAAGTTTTCTCCACCTTTATCTAATGCGTTTGAAGTTGAGCCCATCATACATTTACCAATGATTCTAGAACCTAATCGTAAACATGTTTTTGTAACTCTCCAGTTGTTTAATATATTATCGGGTCTTTCCCACTTACCACTTTCATCATGCACTAGTAAAGCTAGTTTTTCACCATCATAACTATTGTCTCCAGTATTCTTCCAATCAATAGTTGTGTCTAAGCCTTTTATATCTTCTAGCTTTTCGTTTTCTGTAATCTTTTTTCTTGTAAACTTACTAGCAGGTACTCTATAAGCAAGCTCGGATTTTGGACGATCCATACCATCTTGTATAGGTTTAAAAAAGAAAGGGTAATTAATTGATATAGGTACAACTTTATCGGTGAACATTTTTTTAGCATCAGCTCCTGATTTAGATAGTATTCCATATCTACTATCACTCGCAAGAGTGGCTAAGTTAACTGTTTCAGCAGAAGACATGAAAGAAAATCCAGATCTTCTATTCTTAAGGTAACACATTCCGTAGCATCTTTTATCTGCTTTACAAGCTTCCCAAAATATAAAAAACAATCTATTTGCTTCTCTAAAGTCTGGAGCGCCTACATCTATCTTACTCCATTGTAGATACATGTAGTGCGTACCAGTTATCCAGGTTGGTTTACCATCATTCATAAACCAGAATCCTTCTTCCCTTCTTCTAAATTCTTCGTCTATATAATCGTGCCATTTTTCTTTACTGCTTTCCGGATAACTTCTCCAGTCAAATATATTTTTTAAGCGCTCTAATTCTTTTGGTTGAGCAAATCTAACCCATTTGTTTTTGGAGTCTTTATAGACGTTCTTAGGTACCTTAGGTAGAGCAATCACTAAGTTTTGTATCTCTATTATCTCGCCTATCTGACCACTATGAGATAAGACTATCAAATCTTGTTCTTTGTTGTAACCGTACTTCCACTTCTTTCCTTTGTTCATTCTAGAAATAGTAGTATTCTTTATAGGTTCAACTAACTTAACTAAACTTTGCTCGTACATTACTTAGATCTACCTTCTGCGAATCCTTTAAAAGTTTTTTCCTTTGCCTCTTCAGGTGTTTTACCCTCAAGCAAGTTTTCTTCTTCTTCAATTCTGTTAAGTATCTCAAATCGTCAAA